CGTGCGGCCGCGCAGCGAGGACGACTACGATCCGCAACGTCTCGACGAGCGCGGCAAGCCGTTCGAGTCCTATTACATCTCCCTCACCGGGCAATGCCTGATGGCCCCGGAGGGCGGCTATCGCAAATTTCCCTATGCGGTCAGCCGCTACGACCAGACACCGGGCGAGGTCTACGGCCGCGGTCCGGCGCAGATCGTGCTGCCCGCGCTCAAGACGCTCAATGCGATGAAGACCACGTTCCTGAAGCAGGCACACCGTGCGGCCGATCCCGTCTTGCTGACGCCCGACGACGGCATGGCCAACGTCACGCTGCGGCCCGGCGCGATCAACGCGGGCGGCATGTCGCCCGACGGCAAGCGGCTGATCGACATTCTGCCCACCGGCAACATCCAGATCGCGGTCGAGATGATGGCGGAGGAACGCAACCTGCTCGACGACACGTTCCTGGTGTCGCTGTTCAAGGTGCTCTCCGAGCATCCGAACATGACGGCGACGCAGGTGATCGAGCTCGTCAACGAGAAGGGAATGCTGGTGGCGCCAACGCTGGGCCGTCAGCATACCGAGTATGTCGGCGGGCTGGTCGAACGGGAGCTTGATCTGCTCGCCGACATGCGCATGCTCGACCCGATGCCGCCGCGCTTGCGGGAAGCCCGCGGCCATTACGAGGTGACCGACACTTCGCCGCTATCGCTGGCGGCATCCGCGGGCAAGGCTGCCGGCTTCCTGCGAACGATCGAGCAGGTCCGCGAGCTCGTCAACGTCACGCAAGATGTCAGCCTGCTTGATCCCTTCGACTTCGACACGGCGACGCCGGAGATCGCCCGCATCAACAACGTGCCAGAGGCGTGGATGGCAGACCAGCAATCCATCGCCGCCAAGCGCAAGAACCGCGCCGCGGCCCAGCAGCGCCAGGAGCAGATCCAGGCAGCGCCGGCGCAAGCGGCGATGATCAAGGCCCGCGCGGTCGCAGCCAAATCCGGTGCGCTTGAGCAGCCCGGAGCCGGCATTTGACGCGCGACGAAGCCATCCAGATCGAGACCGACTGCAAACGCGCCTACCAGATGGTGTTCAGCACCCCGGCCGGCGAGGCGGTGCTGATCGACCTCACACCATTCTGCCGCGCGCGCGAGACGTGTGTCGTGCGCGGCGATCGTGACAGCACCTATGTTTTGGAAGGACGTCGCGAAGTCTATCTCCGGATTCGAGACTATCTCGACCTCAGTCCGGAGCAACTGGTCGAGAAGCATTCCACGCCCGCTACAGGAGCACAAGGCGATGAACTACCTTAATCACCACACCGGCCGGCCGCGATTTCATTTTCAGGGCGATCAGCCGCCTCCCGCGCCACCACCTCCCGCACCGCCCGCGCCCGCATGGCACGAGGGCATCGAGTCCGAAACGCTCGGCTTCTGGCAGAACAAGGGCTATGACATCACCAGCCCGAAGGCGCTGGCAGCCAAGCTGACCGAACAGTACCGCGCGGCCGAAAAGCACATCGGCGCGCCGCCGGATCAGATTCTCCGCATGCCGAAGGCCGATGCAAGTCCGACCGAGATCGCCGCGTTCCGCCAGCGCCTCGGCGCGCCGGTCGAGGCCAAGGACTACGATTTTTCCTCGATCAAGGATGCCGCCGGCCAGCCCTTGGCGCAGCCGCTCGCCGATGCGCTCCGTGCCAGCTTCCATTCACAGGGCGTTCCCAAGACGGCAGCTCCGGCGATCGCCGCCGACGTGGTCAAGGCGCTCGACAGCGTGAGTTCGACGCAGACGACGCTGAACAATGCCAAGCTCGCCGAGGAGCGGGCGGCGCTCGAAAAAAACTGGGGCGGCAAGGACTCCAACAGCTACCGCTTCAACCTGCTGCAGGCCAAAGAAGGCTTGACCCGGCTCGGGCTCGATGAATCCGCGCTCGCCACCCTTGAAGGACTGATGGGCTATCCGAAGGTGATGGACGCCCTGCGCAAGATCGGCGGCGCTCGCCGGGAGGATGTCTTCGTCGACAACCCGACCAGCGTCCCCGGCAGCGTCACGACCCGCGAGGGAGCCATGTCGCGCAAGCAGGAACTGTTCGCCGACAAGGCCTGGGTCACCCGCCTTAATTCCGGTGATGCCCAAGCCAAGGCCGAATGGAAGAAACTCAACGCGATGATTGAAGGAGAGGCAGCGTGAGCATGACCGAAACAGATGAAGTGAAAGCGCCCCCTGCGAAAAAGCGGCCGAAGCGCCGCCCCGCGCCGCGGCTGGCCGCCGCCCAGAAGGCCGACAAGTTCGCGGGCCTGACGGTCAAGGATTGCTGCGCGGCGTGCGACGTCGATACCTGTGTGATCTCCGGCAAGCCGTACTGCGCCCATCCCCGGAAGGGCGGCCTGCATCCCGCGGAGATGAGCGATCACGGCGCGCTGACCCGGCGCAAGGATGCCGAGAAGCGCCTGCGGGACCAATTGCTGCGCGCCGAATAGAGCGGTGCGTTGAACTCATGAACTGGGCGGGGCAGGTTCCCCGCCCATAGACCTGGGCGCCCCCGACAAGGACAAGCCGCTCGGGAAGTTACGGCCCCCGCAAGGACAAGGCTGAAGGTTTGATGGCCCCCATTCGTATGGGCAAGGCCGCTGACGTTCTGACCCCATTCCAGACAGCGGGATAGCCATGTCCGAGAATCTGCCCAAACTCTTTACGACCGAATTTTCCGACCTCCTTGTTCTGAAGCTGCAGCAGACGCAATCGATGCTGCGCGGCACGGTCATGGAAGGCTTCCATGTCGGCAAGCAGGCATCGCCGATCCAGTACACCGGCGCGGTGCAGATGAAGACGCCGGCCGGCCGCTTCGCGCCGATCATCCGGCAGGATGTCGACTTCACCCGCCGCTGGGTGGTCCCCGTCGACAAGGACGCGGCCCAGATGGTCGACAACTTCGACAAGCTGAAGACCGCGATCGACCCGACCTCGCAGGAAGTGGCCGCCGCGGCCGCCGCTGTTGCCCGTGAATGGGATGACCGGCTGATCGCCGCCGCTTTCGCTACCGCACTGCTCGGCGATGGCAATACCCCGAACGCCTTCACCAACGAGACCTTCTCGACCGCAAGCTGGCAGATCGCCTCGACCTTCGGCTCGGCCGCTGCGTCGGGCCTGACGGTGGCGAAGATGATCGAAGCTAGGCGCATCCTCCGCAAGGCGCAGGTCCCGCAGGACGAGGCCAAGACGTGGATCACGAACAGCCAGGGCGAGTCCGATCTGCTCAATCAGGTGCAGGTGGTCTCGACCGAGTTCAATGACCGGCCGGTGCTGACCGACGGCGTCGTGTCGCGCTTCCTGGGCTTCGACATCAAGTACTCGGAGCGCCTCACCTCGACGTCGAACGTGCGGCAGAACATGGCCTATGTGAAATCGGGCCTGTATCTCGGCATCTGGAAGGATACCCAGAACGACGTCAGCCAGCTCAAGCATCTGAGCGGCCTGCCTTGGCAGATCTACACCATGATGTCGTCCGGGGCGACCAGGCTCGAACCCGGCCGCCTGCTGCAGGTGCTCTGCTCCGACACCTCCGCCGCTGCGGACGTGACGCCGTAAGGAGGGCCCTATGGCAGACCATTACGTGGCACTTAATGATGGGGTCGAAGGGTTCAAATACTCCGACTTCATCACCGGCACCGCGACGACGGCCGGCACCAATCAGGTCGAGCTGCGCGTGCAGGACGGCACCAGCCTGACCCGGAAGGACATCGCCAACATCCTGTGCGCTTTCGAGCGCTTCTTCCAAAATCCCCAGCAGGTAGTTGCCGCTGGCTTCCAGGTCAAACTTTAAGGAGAACCGTCAATGGCCGGCCACAACCTGAAATCCACTTCGATCACCAATCTCGACGCGAGCCCGGTCGTTGCCAATACCATCGGCGAGGGTGCCCCCGGCTTCATGACCGTGGTCAACGACTCCGTCACCACGGTCTCGGCGGACGATACCACGTCGACCTACCGGCTCTGCCGCATCCCGACCAACGCCAAGGTCAAGGCGGTCTACATCGAGAGCGCAATTGCGTCCGCCGGTTCGGGCGACATCGACATTGCATTCTCGGATTCTACCACCGACGGCACGCCGGCCTCGCTGCAGGGCGGCATCGTGCAGATCACCGGTCCGGCGGACAACAAGCTGTTCGGCGCCGCGCAGTCTTTGGTTGGAACGGGACAGCGCGTCGACTTCACCTTCAAGGGGACGTTCGTGCCGGCGCACCAGAACCTGCCACTCTGGGCGGTGCTGGTCGCGCTCGGCGCCACCCAGTTCACCACCGATCCCGGCGGTTTCTTCGACATCTTCGTCAAGATCACCACCACGATCACCACCGGCGGCGTCCTCTCCGCCGAAGTCTGGTACGTCGAGTAATGGCGCAGAACCAGTTCATCAACATCACGGTTGATGCCAATGCGGCGAACAAGACCGACATTGGCAACATCCGGCATTCTGGTGGACCTGCCGCCGCCGCGGCCGCCGATTTCACGATCTCCTGGGACAGCGCGAAGGTGACCAACCTCAACGTCCTGCGCTCCGCCGTGGCGCATGCGATGAACATCGCGGCCGGCCAGCTCAAATAGCGATGGTGCGTTGCTGGTAGGGGCCCGGAACAGCAGGTTCCGGCCATGCCGTCGTTCAGGACTCCCGTCGACATCGCGAATCGTGCGCTGCAGCACTGCGGCGCCAAGCGGATCGCCACGCCCGGCTTCACCGAAAACAGCTCGAACTGCCAGGAGATCGCGGCCTGCTATGACCGTCTGCGCGAGGCCGAGCTTTCGGAACGCTACTGGACCTTCGCGATCAAGCGCGCCGTGCTGCGCGCGGTCGACG